TACCCGCTTTCAATACGTTAAAACGAACAGTCTCAACAGTTTGAGCGGCTTGCTCACCTAACACTTCAGAAGCTTCACGCAACACGGGGTCTTCGTGAGTGTCGATAACAACGTCACTGATCGTTACTAAGTCACCATACTGTTGTAGGGTGGCCGTTACATCAACAGCGGCTAGCTGCTTAGCTGTTGGCGTTACGCCTTCAGTCAATGCAGTAGTGGCTAATGCCAAACTGGAATAGCGACGGAACTTCTGTACTTTTGAAGACTTGTTGGCCAAAGGACGTGCCTGACCGAACTTCTCTAATACTAAGTATGGAATGCCTCGTTTAAGCATTTCTTTAGCAGCAAATGCTGCGGTACGTGGTGAAATATCACCATATTCTGTGTTAGCCATGATGGCCTCCTAATAATTTAACTAGCGATTATCAGCAGCAAACATTTCAAACGCAGTGTCGAAATCATCTGGTGGGATTACTCCAGTGGCCCCTGGCCCTGGCTTAGATCGAACCCCAGCAGCGTCTTCTAATTGCTTAGCTCGCTTTTGCTGAATACTTGTGACGGTTGAAGTTGTTGCAATCTCTCCCTGCGGCTGACTCAGCTTGTAGTAGTCGATTAGCTTAGAGGCTTCAAAAGCGTCATTACTATTCGATAACTGCTGTATCGCGTTAGGTTGTTCTTGCAGCCAATTAACAAAAGATTCGCTCTTCACCACGTCTTTCCAATCAGTATGAGCGGCCTCTAAGGCGGCGTACTGGCTGCTAACGTGGCGCTCTTCTTCCGCTGCTCGCAGAGGTTGAAGCGCTCGATTCATTGTTTCTTGGTTTTGGCTCCTTTCCACCTCAAGACGGGACTCAATCGCGTCGTGAATGTCAGGATACTCTTCGTTAAAAGACGCCCAAGCTTCGGGGGTCTTCATGGCTTCAGCTACTTCGTTTGCGGATGGTTGATTACCACCGGCAGGTGAAGTAGATTGAAATTCGTTTAACTTGCGCTGTAGAGCGCCAATCCGTCCCGCGTTACTCTTCGCTTGGTGGGACAGCTTGTCATTGTTATCTCGGAGCTTATCGTACTCACTCTTAAGCCCTTCGTCGGCCTCTGCCCAAATGTCTTGTTCGGCAGGCTCTGCTGCTGCTTCAACCTCTTCGGTTTCTGCAACACCCTCTATGTTTTCTGGCGCTAACTCTGCGCTGGTTGTTTCTTCTTCAGTTGAAAACTCATCAAATGCTGAATCAAAATCATCTACTATTTCGGTACTATCCATCAGTGACACCCTCGGCGGCAATTATTAGCGGCCCTGTGTTTACTCGTAACTGCCACTAGCGATGTGCAACGGCGAATCCGTTGGCATGGCCAGTAACGCTTTTAAACTACCTATCTCGCCTCGGATAAACTGCGTGTCTTCATGGCTCAGTCGAGCCATCTCAAGCAGTTCATGCTTAGCGTCAATTTCACTACTAGCCCACTCGGCTATGTTTGCCCAAGTAGACGAATGCACGTCAACCTTCATCTAAATGCCACTTCCCATTCGCATCTTTAACGCTTGCTCTTTCTCAAACAACGTATCCTTGCTCTGCACTTTCATCTTCTCAATGCCAAGCTTAGTGCGCATCTCGCTCACCTTAATGCCTTTCTCTGCGGCCATCTTGGCTAACTCCAGCTCTCGGTCAGACGCCATCTTCTGTTGATCGACTTGAAGCTTTTGGGCCTGTGCTTGGATCTGTGCGCCTTTTAACTGGCCGTCCATCTGCATCTTCTGCGCTTCTAAAGCCAGCTTCTGCTCGGCCAGTGGATCGCCAGTAGGCGCTTGCGGCTGTGCTTGCTGGGCTTGCATCATCATTTCTTGCTGAGCTTCCATTTGCTGCTGCATCTTCTGTGTTTCAAGCTCGATCTCTTCCGTCGTCTTCACGATTTCATCGGCTTCGATCTGCATGGAAGACACCACTTTGCGGTATAACGCTGCGGTGTTTGTTAAAGGTTCTAGCAATGGTGATGCAGAGATGTTCATCAGGTTCATTAAGTTTGCTGCTTGCTGCTCTTTTACCAAGAGGCTGCTTGTACCGCGAGCATCAATGCTGAAGTCGCCCTTCACATCTTCTTTTGGATTGAACTGCATGTTCCAGTCATACATACGCTTGATAAATGGGCGGGTAATATCGTCATCAAAGTTCTTTACCACACGTCGGAGCATGGTGTTTGCGCTGTTCATTAGCATCGACATACCGCTTGCTGTGTCTGTCGCTGACCCCTGCTCTCCTTGGGAGATTTGAGGTAATGCTGTTTCTTCATCGGCAATCTGTCGTGCGTACTGGAACAAAGAGATTAGCTCAGTCATGTGACTGTTAATCTCAAACGATCCAAACACGTTATTCACATTGCCGTTCTTGTCTGTTAGCTCCCACACCTTATGTGGTGTTAGACGCCAGTTGCCATCTGCTGGACGCACAACCTGACTATTAATCACGGTCTGTGGGCCTACTGATAGCCCCGCATTGTCCATGAGCATACGCCACGTAGCATTCAATACCTTTTGGCTAGAACGCATCAAATACGGGATGCCTACACCAAACAACGTAGTGTCATCGCCTTCCCAGTTGAACACGCTGTAAGGCATATCACCTGTGTCTGCTGGGTTGATTACTGCTTTAAGCACTCGGCCTTCACTAAACCAGACCACACCGTTGAAGTCCGTGAACACATCGTCTTCATCAACTTCTACACCCGCAGCAATAAGGTCTTCTTTCTCTACTGGGCCGTGATACTCCCATACTTCAAAGCGTCCATTGTCTAGCGACGTTAGACCAGCCATTGACTGCATCTCTTGTAGGTGAGTGGCTGTATGGCTGTTGTCAGCGTCTTTCTTTAAGACTTCAGCTATTTGGGTGCGTAGGAATCCTGGCTTATCAGCGAGGTCTCTAAGCGCCTTCTTGCTCATGTAATGGCGTTGGAATATGAACTCAGCATCATCGATTGATCGTGCTTGCATATCAGGGAAGAAATCCCAAGGGTCTACACGTTCTGCACCTGGCTTTAAATCGTCAACCATTTCAATGACTTGGGCCACTTGGCCTTGGTCGTCTACTACCTCAGACCACTTCTGTCTGGTCTTGCCAAGGATCACTGGCCCTTTAAGTACACCAGTACCATATAGCACTGCATCGTGAACCATATCTCGGTTCACAGAGTTATAATTCGTTTCGGTTAACTGGTCTTCGATTTCATCCTGCATTGCGTTAGAGCGCTCTCTGGCTTCTTCTATAACGCCTTGTGCTATGTCTCGCTTCTCTACCTGTACGCCCTTATCAGTTACAAATGGGCTTCCATCTTCGTTCTGTACTGGATCTTCGTCTTTAGTTATCTTGGATAGATAGGGAACAGGTGTGGGCTGTATGCCCCAGTTACGGTCATCTGTTGGGAATAGAATGTCTATTAGTCGTGCTTCTGCTGCATTCACCTTATTGCGGGTGATGTTTACAAACAGCTTACTACCCCCACTAGCTGCCAGTGTGGCTGCTGTGGTCTTGTCGTACTGCCCATTGAACTGGCGTAGATCATCTAACCATCGTTCATCAATGCTATAACGTCGTTTTACTTGGTCTTCTGCCTTGGATTGTAGGCGTACACCAAATACTCTCAGACGCTCTGCCATATCGCGTTCAGCCTGTTCAGATTTATCTGTGACTTCCTGCTCTTGGTAGTATTGATCGAACTCGTTAGCTTCGTGCATTTAATAGCCTATTGATGAATCGCCAGCAACATATGCTGCTAGCCTCATTCGTGTTTGTTGTAATGCTTGTACGGGTTGTGACTCCCACGTTTCAGCCGATACAGCGCAATACCTCATTGCATCTGCGCAGTGGCTTGTCCAGTCGTGTAGCGGTTTAGTCTTGTACGCTTGGCGCTTATCGTCCCACTCTTTGCGATAGTTTCGCAGTGATCTAATACCCGCTTTGCAGTTCTCTTCATCGAACCATGCAGACCCTAATAGCCTTCGCACTGACTCAATGCCATCAATAATTGGCAAGCTTGGTGCTATCTCGAAGTTAATACCAAGGTTTGCAGCCATCTCCTGCCGGCTTTGGCCTGTACTCCACTCTCTTACTCGTATGTCGTGT